AATAAACACTAGATGGAATGCTTTAAGTGCAGGTGCTAAGGCAAAGTATGAAACTGAAACTCTAGACAAAGTAGTTAACGGAGCGCCCGAAGTGCAAAGTCAATATCAATTAATTAAAACACAGGTGATAAATGGCAATATCTAACTTACCCTTAAATATTATTAACGCAGACTCAAGTGATGAAGTCAAATATTTCTTTGACACATACTTTATTGAGCCGGTGGTGTTTCCTGCGGCAGAAATAGATGCAGTTGTAGGCTTCTTTCAGAAACGCGGATTTGACGACTTGGCCAGTAATTCAACAGCAATCATATTGCTACAACAGGCCAAGATAGACAACGTTAATGTATTCACGCTGTTAGATACATTGGGCAAGTTAGAAGATATTAAGATATCTGCGGTAATTTCTCAAGTGCTAAACTATAACAGACAGAAAATATCTACACTTGGATACAAAAGAGACGATACTACTGACTTACTTGAGAAAAGAAATATTGTAGTATGAAACAGTTTGTACAGGGTAAGTTTGTACCCAAGAACCCAGAAAAGTATATAGGAAATAAAACTCCCACATACCGTAGCAGTTGGGAATGGGCATTTATGCAGTTTTGTGACAATAATCCTGCTGTGCAAAACTGGTCAAGTGAAGCTATTAAAATACCATATCGTAATCCGTTCACTGGTAAACAAACTGTATATGTTCCAGATTTTTTTATCAGCTATGTTGACAAGAACGGCAGGGCTCATGCTGAAATTATCGAAGTTAAGCCCTTAAAACAAACAAGCCTTAAAGAAGCAGGTCGAAGCAAACATAGTCAAGCCCATGCAGTACTTAATATGGCCAAATGGGAAGCCGCAAGAGCATGGTCTAAACAAGCTGGAGTATTCTTTAGAGTTGTTTCAGAAAATGATATTTTCCATAACGGAAAACGATAAGTATTCATATGACAAAGAAATTAGAAGAACTGCTAAATCTGCCCGAAAGCAAGGACATTGCTAAAAAGTCAGCTAGTGCAAGCCGCGCTGAAATAGAAGAAGCTCGTAGTAAAATGCCCGCTGACAACTTCTTTCGTGACATTGAAGAAATTGATAAAATTGCCACAGCATTGCCTAGTGTAAAAGGACTTGGAGATGCTAGTGATGCTGAATTTGATAGTCTAGCGCAACGTGCTACAGATGCCTATGATGATCTTATGGATTTAGGCATGAATGTAGAAGCACGTTACAGCAGTAGGATTTTTGAAGTAGCACAGTCTGCACTTAAGAATGCCATTGATGCTAAATCAGCTAAAATTGATAAAAAGCTAAAAATGATAGAATTACAGATTAAAAAAGCAAAACTTGACCAAGATTCTAAGCCGCAGGGCGAAGATACTATGGTAGCTGGCGAAGGTATGCTAATAACTGATCGTAATAGCCTGCTAGAAAAATTAAAGCAAATGAAATAAATACTACAGTGGGGATCATGATGAAATCATTTACAGAATATCTAACAGAAAGTAAAAAGACTTATGAATTTAAGATCAAAGTCGCAGGGGACTTATCTGAAGATTTTTCTTCTGAATTAAACTCAGCAATGGAGAAGTTTTCTGTTGTTAAACTAAGCAAAGGCAAGCGCACACCTATTCAAGATGTTCCTTTAGATTTTCCAAATTTAAAGAACTCGCACGTAACTGTGTTTGATTTAGAGTGTCACTATCCAACAACTCCACAAGTACTAGAAGCTTACATTGCACAAGTTTGTAAGTGTCAAGTAGTTGTAAGAACTGCTAACGATCCAAGTGAACAATACGAAGCAGAAATGAATGAAAAGATGACTCCAGTTTTAGGAGAGCCACAAGAATCTGAAGTTGATAAGACAGCACAGAATCTAGTGGGAGAAAAGCATGTAAGCAGTTTCTTAAAAGATCTTGCAAGAGATTCTAAAGACCTACGTGCAGGACAACCTAAAGAAAAAGAATCTCCAATGCCCGAAGCTAGTGTAGGTATTAGCCCGGTGGGTTCTAAACAAAATACAATACCATCACCGGTAAAAGGAAAATAATATGAAATCAGATTTAGACTTTAACAAACTCTTTGGCCGTATCAGAGATATAGATCAAGGTAAGACACCAGTAACAGAATCCTCTATAGTAGAGTGCGGCATGCCGATGAATAACATTCCATCAGCTCCCCCAGTATCAATGAACGTTAGCCTAAATGCTCAAGGTATTGATCAGATCAAAAGTTTATTAGACCTAATGCACAAAGCAGAAAGTCCATTGGCTGCAGGACCAATTGGTTCACCAGCAATGCCTCCAGCTCCAATGCCAACAATGGCTCCAATGGGCGTACCTGGTGGCGCAATGAGTATGCCAGCGTTAAGTTTAGATGAGCCAGGCTTTGGCGGCGAACCCGAAGGTGGAATGGATCCTTTAGATGCACTAGTTAAGAAAGCTGGTATTGCAATGGCTCCTAAAGCACCTGAAGCAGACGCAGAGAAAGGTGGCGATGACGCAGGTGAAAAATCTCCAATGGGTAGTAAAGAACCTGCTCCTAAAGATGATATGAAGAAAGTAGCTGACGAAGTTCGCGGTATGGCTGATACACTAGCTGATGAAAATCAAGACGGTGGATTTGGCGGCGCAACTACAGCACCAGATGAAAAATACGGTGATGTAAGCTCAGTAACAGCAACAGGCAACGACCTAGCAAGCAAAGGTAAAGAAGCTCCTAAAGTTAACGGTGGCGGAAATCCAATGGAAAGTATCCGTCAGCAACTAGATGCACGTTACAAAGAAATCAAAGAAGCCAAATCTAAACCAGACTTTTTAGATATGGATAAAGATGGCGACAAGAAAGAGCCAATGAAGAAAGCAGTTAAAGATAAAGAAGTTAAAGAAGCTTTTCCAACTGTGGCCAGTGCAAAGAAAGATGCAGAAGGCACAGCAGGAATGAAACAAGGTGAAAAGAAAAAGTCTTCAACAGGTGGTACTATTGAAAAGACAAAAACTGGTATTAAACACACAGCTGGTAAGAACTACAGCGGTAAGGAATAAGGTAAACTATTATGTCAATCGTAACTAGAGTAAATGGATTAGCATGTACAGCAGGTACATTGTATGGCCTTAACGCCAAGGTATTTAAAATTACTGTAAGAAATACAAGTGCTAGCGCAGTAAACATTCAAGCAGAAGATGATGCCGTTAATGAAACTGTAGAACAGATTGTTAACGAACTTAATCCTTTGGCATTTTTTGTAGTAGACGCCAACGGTGGTGTAATGCATATTATTACAGACGTTAGCACTAGTGCAACTGATCTACAACATCGTATTAGACAAATTGGCGCGGCAACACCAGCAGTAAGAACTGGAGTATCTACATTTACATATGCAGTTACAGCAGTTGGCCCTAATAGTGTTGATATCAGCGGAACAGTAGTAGCTGATCCAACGTCATTTACAACAGCATAATTCGTCGCAGTTAGCACTCTGTAAAACAGTGCCAATAGACCCTTCGGGGTCTATTTTTTTCGTTAAATAAACATATGGCAAGTAAATCACTAGACGGCGTATTAATCAAAAAAGCCAACAGGCAAGAAACGTTCACTGAAAAACACATTCAGGATCTAATGCTCTGTGCTGATCCTGAAACTGGCTATATTCATTTTGCAAAAAACTTTTTCTATATACAGCACCCGGTAAAGGGTAAATTGCTATTTGACCCGTTTGATTATCAAGTACGATTACTACATAGCTACCACGATCATCGCTTTAACATCAACATGCTACCACGTCAAAGTGGTAAGACAACCTGTGCGGCAGGCTACCTATTATGGTATGCCATGTTTCATCCAGATCAAACTGTATTAGTTGCCGCACACAAATAC